ACGTATCAAACACAAGAGATGTTCTCAAAGGCAGTTGTGTCTGGTGGAACTGGTGTAATGTACAGTGCAAACGATGTGTGGATCATCGGTCGCCGCCAAGATAAGACAGGTACCGAAGTGCAGGGCTATCACTTCATTATTAATATTGAGAAGTCTCGCTTTGTGAAGGAGAAGTCTAAGATTCCAATTAGTGTAAGTTGGGACGGAGGTATCGAGAAGTGGTCGGGCCTATTGGATCTTGCTCTTGAAACAGGTTATGTCGTTAAACCTAAGAATGGTTGGTATATGGCAATGAATCCTGCGACAAAGGAAGAATTGAGTGGAAACCTTCGTGCTGCACAAACAATGACTGAAGAGTTTTGGACAAATATCTTTGATAAGACAGACTTTGAAAAGGCTATTGAGAAACGATATAAGGTTGCTCATGTTTCTATGCTTGAAGAACTTCGCACTAAAGATGAAACACTTACAAAGGAGGTTGTTGAAGATGAAGATTCCTAAGTACACAATGGTTGAAAAAGAAGATGTAGATTACTTCGGCTTCAAGATTAAAGAGGGAGAATATAAGGATGTTGTATATTTCTATGGTGAAGTAAAGATCGAGGAAAATGAAGAAGAGGACAACGCAGTCCTCAACTTCAATTATAAGATTGACAATGGGAATGAACAGTATAGTATAGAACAATTAGAAGACTCTGTTAAGTTCAATGACTTAATGGGTGATATCCTAGCAACCATATTAGATACCAAAAATACAGAGGATGACAAAGGACTTACAGACGATAATTCTTAATAACTTAATATACAATGAAAACTTCACAAGAAAATCATTACCCCACTTAAAGGTTGAATACTTTGAGAAGTTTAATGCACCTGTATATAAGTTAATATTATCTTTTATAAGTACATACAATAAACTGCCTAATTCTGCGGCTCTAGAGATAGAGTTTCAGAATTCGGATCATGTTTCTCGAAATGATGCGAATGAGGTCCTATCCCTCATTCGAGCGCTGGACAAAGAAGAGAAGGTTGATGACACGTGGCTGACTGACTCAACCGAGAAGTGGTGTAAAGATCGCGCCGTTTATCTTGCTATCATGGAATCCATTGAGATCATTGATGGTAAGAATAGTGATAAATCTGAAGGTGCCATCCCCGAAATCCTATCTGATGCACTTGGTGTTTCGTTTGATTCAAACGTTGGACACGATTATATCGAAAACTCTGATGAGCGATTTGCTTTCTACCATAAGAAAGAAAACAAGATGCCATTTGATATTGAGATGCTCAACACCATTACAAAGGGAGGTGTTGGTCGAAAGACACTGAACATCATTCTTGCTGGTACAGGTGTTGGTAAGAGTTTGGCGATGTGCCACTTCGCCGCCGCTGCTCTTACCGAGGGCCAGAGTGTCCTCTACATCACATTGGAAATGGCGGAAGAGAAGATCGCTGAACGTATCGATGCAAACTTATTTGATATTGATATTGGAGATATTGAGAATATGCCCAAGGAGTTGTTTGATACCAAGGTGAAAAAGATTCAATCTAAGACTCAAGGAAAGTTAATCGTTAAGGAATATCCGACTGCTGTGGCGCATGCTGGACACTTCCGTGCTCTTCTAGAAGAGTTAAAGATGAAGAAAGATTTCAAACCTGATGTCATCTTCATTGATTATCTTAACATCGCAGCATCTTCACGAATGAAAGGTCTCGGAGGTTCAATCAACTCATACTCATATGTCAAGGCTATTGCCGAAGAACTTCGAGGCATCGCTGTTGTATTCAACGTACCAATCTGGTCTGCAACTCAGGTTACACGAACAGGATTCGGTAATTCTGATGTTGAGATTACAGATACTTCAGAATCATTCGGCTTGCCAGCAACTTGTGATTTAATGATCGCACTAATCTCAACAGAACAGCTTGAAGGTATGAATCAACTCATGGTGAAACAACTTAAGAATCGATATAATGACCCAACACAAAATAAAAGATTCGTTGTTGGAATTGATCGAGCCAAGATGAGATTGTATGATGTTGAAACTTCGGCTCAGAATCTATCAGGTGATGGATCATCTAATTCCACATCCACACAGTCTGATACAGACTTCTCAACATTCAAGATTTAATATGATTACAATATCGATAAGCGGTTCGACTAAGTCTGTGAGAGAGGAGATTGAGAGTGCCTTCTTCTTCTATGTTAATAGACTTATGCCAAGACTGAAAACACTTGAAGTGGATGTAAAGTTCATAAGAAACTTGGCTGGAAAGGAATGTCTTTACGGCGACTGTACATGGAATGATAAAAACCATCAGCCAAGGGATTTTACGATCAGACTTGATTCTGCGATAGATCTAGATTCGATTCACGATACCTTTGCTCATGAAATGATTCATGTGAAACAGTATGTGAGGGGTGAGCTAGTTGATTTGATTCGAACTCCAACTACCTGTAAATGGATGGGAGAAACAGTTGATTGGACTAAATTAGAGGATAATGAGCCTTGGGAAATAGAGACATATGAGAGATCAAATATCTTATATGAAGAGTGGAAATGTTATAAATAGTATAAACAAAACACTAACAATAATTTATGGGATATATGCAATCATTTAAAGAGTTTATAGTCGAGGCTGTAGGATTAACACCTTCGGAGTTGAAAAAAGCGGCCACAGCTGGGCCATATAAGAATCAAGAGCGGACTGATATCCTTGCGGATCTTATCAAAAAACAAACACCATTGGAACTCATTAAGGGTAAGGATATCATCATTGCCAATGTTCCAGAGACATTGGAGAAGATCGCACAGTTTAAAAAGGATGGCAAAACCTTTGAAATGACGGGTGTTAATGGTCGCACCATTAAATCTTCCATGCTGAATAAATCAAAATATTTTGGTGGCGGCGCAGGGGCAGGTGGTGGAACAAAGCAGACAGCAATTGGTGAATCTGCACAATGTGTATGGATGGCTGCCATGTTGGAAATTGGATCTGCAATGCCAATTGATAGTTTCACTGATAAAGTTCTTACTAAAGCATTTAAGTCTGTAAGTGTCGGAAAAACAAGTCTCAAAGAAATCCTTGCTATTGATGATAGTTGGAAAATGTCATCTTATCTAACTGCGCAGTATGCTATGGACAAGGGAATCATTGAAAGAGGTATGATTTTTCATAGAGATGATAAACTCATGAAGGCGATTTATTCCGCTAAAGATACTGCGTTTAAGAATAACGGGTTTAAACCACTTAAGGACGATAAGTGGAATCCTGGCGATATTTGGGCTGAAGAAAAGGGTTTCAATATCAAGGAACTTGATACATCTAGCTTAGAGGGCCTCAATAATGATATTTTAGATCTATATCTTCAACAAAGACTAGTTGGTATTTCATTGAAAAAGGTATCCAGGGCTGTTACCAGTGTTGAGAAGAATGTTGAGAGACCACCACTAACAAGTGATCATAAATTTTCTGCGGGGCGTATCAAGTCTGTATCAAAAGGTGAATGGTATACAACCAAATCTAACTTTATAGACTTTCAAGGTGGCTGGATGTCATTGAGTGCAAACAAGGCCTTTGGCTCACACAAAGTGGAGATTAAAGGTAAAGGTGCCCGCGGTGGTGGTGCATCTTGGGGAGTAATTCAAGATGCGGCTCAACGAGTCTATGGAGGTAAGAAACTACCTAAGAATTCTGATATGGCCAAGGAGGCCAAGTTGATCGTGGCTGGTGATAAAAAGGCTGTCAATAAATTCACGTCGATGCTCCAGAAGTTTGATAAGACAATTTCATCTGAACAGGTCGTTGAAGAGCTTGGAAAAATGAAAAGTAAGGCAGCTGCAGTGTGGCTTCATGGAAAACTTGGTGGATTACACATTCTCAATTTGATCCACCAAGGTGGCACAAAGGCGGATCAGTTTGTTACACAGATTGTTAATTACGCAGGTAGTTCAACATCAGATTCTAGTGCATACATAAAGTTAACCGAAAAATAATGAGTCAATTGGAAACAGCCCTACGATTCCACAGAGAGAATCAAATCCCATTAGCACATAACATTTTCCGACCACACTCGGAGAATTACTATAAGTTATTTGAATATGCTAGACATATGAAAGAATCTGCATTAAATCCATTGAATGAGTTTGATGAATATCTTTTATCAACAGATATCGGCAAACTTGCAATGTATGAAGGTGTGGAAGTGCCTTTAGATCATCCATTGATTGAAGCAGAATATAAAGGTGATGAAGTCGAATTGAATAAACCAAAACGTGGCGGTAAAAAGAAGTTCTACGTTTATGTTAAGAATGATAAAGGTAATGTAATCAAGGTTCAATTCGGGGATACATCAGGTCTTAAAGCTAAGATTGATGATCCCGAAGCAAGAAAATCTTTCGCCGCTCGACACAACTGTGCAGCAAAGAAAGATAAAACAAAAGCTGGCTACTGGTCATGCAATCTCCCACGATATGCCGCAGAACTTGGTTTAAAAGGCGGCGGCAACTTTTTTTGGTAATATGAGTAAACCATACACAGATAAAACAGAAGGCAAACTAAAGATTCGTACATTTGAATCTAACATTGAATCGGATGAATTGGTTTGGCACCGTGATCGAGCAGATCGTGTTATTACAGTGCTAGAAGGTGATGGATGGATGTTTCAAATGGATAATGAAGTTCCTCAACTATTAGAGGCTGGAGATATTCTTAATGTATCCAAAATGGCTTATCATAGAATCTATAAGGCAGGAACAACGCCACTCAAAATCAAAATAGATGAATCAATGAAAACATTTAAAACATTTTGTGAAGAGACTGAATTAGAAGAAGGGTATGCTATCGATACTACACGTTGGCAATTCTCACATAAAGGACAGAGTCCCAAAGGAGAAGGAAACTGGGCATTTGATTACAGCGCATCAATCATTGGCGGAGGCGCAGCTTCGTTGGATCAAGATACGTTTTTCGCAAAATCACAATCAACATATAAGGATGCACTAAAACAGTTGACCAAATTCTTGAAAAGAAATTTAAGAGTTAAACCCAAAGATATTAAGATCAAACTTGCTCCATAATGAAAACATTTAAAACATATCTATCCGAAGCTTCCAAAGCCGGTAAGAATACTCACATGCAACATCTTGAGGATGCAGTCATCTATGGCGGTGTCAAAGGAACGAGAGAAGCGATCTTTGCTCTCCGCTCTTTAAGAGATATGCTAGCAGGAAATAGTAATTCTTCAACTGATGTAACAGTCAAATGGGATGGAGCACCTGCAGTTTTTGCTGGCATCGATCCAGAAGATGGTCAATTCTTTGTTGCTAAGAAAGGAATCTTTAATGCAAATCCTAAGGTATATAAGTCAGAAGCTGAAGTACGGAATGACACATCTGGCGATCTTGCAGAAAAGTTAGTGATTGCATTCAATGAGTTGAAGGATCTTGGTATTAAAAATGTAATTCAAGGTGATATCATGTTTACTAAAGGTGACTTAGGTAATGAATCGATCGATGGTGAGAAGTATATTACCTTTCAACCTAACACTATTGTTTATGCGGTACCTGCAAAATCAGCACTCGCCAAAACAATACAAAAGGCAAATCTCGGAGTTGTATGGCATACTACATATACAGGAAAAGACTTTGAATCAATGAAAGCATCCTTTAAGGTTGATTTAAAAGGCCTCAAAAAGAAAGCTTCTGTCTGGTATCAAGATGCTAACTTCAGAGATATTTCAGGTAAGGCGACTCTATCAGCGATTGAAACAGAACAAGTATCTAAAGCACTTGCTAAAGCTGGTAAGATATTCCAACAGATCGCAAGTTCAACTCTTAAAGAAGTTGAATCTAATCAAGCTCTTGCAATAAAACTTGAGACATTCAATAACACCCTTGTTCGTAAAGGACAACGTATTGGAAATACGACTAAGCACGTTCAAGATCTTATCACATGGTTTGATGAGAAGTTTAAGAAGGAGTATGAAAAACGTTCAAGCGAAAAGGGTAAAGCGAGTGTTACAGCAAAGCATGAAGAGGAAATGAAGTTCTTCTCGAAAGAGAATAAGAAAAACCTTGATCTAATGTACCAATTGCAAAATGCGATTGTTGACGCTAAGTTGCTTATTATAAGTAAACTAGATCAAGTGAAACAACTTGATACATTCATTCGCACTAAGAACGGATTTAAGGTTACTGGATCCGAAGGCTTTGTTGCAATCGATAGAGCAAAGAGTGGTGCAGTGAAGCTGGTTGATCGCTTAGAATTCTCGACTAATAACTTCTCACCTGATACAATCAAGGGTTGGGAGAGATAAGTGTATAAATAATAGTCTAGGTAAAGATTTAATTAAAGAATGGAAAAGATAACTATGATCAAAGGATTTAAACAGTTTAATGAAGAGAAGTCAAAGTCAGTTGTGTTTACTTTTGGTAGATTCAATCCACCGACTACTGGGCATGAGAAACTTCTAATTAAAGTTGCATCATTGGCCATTGGAAATGACTATAAGATATTTGCTTCACAAACAAATAATCCAAAGAAAGACCCTCTTCAATATAAGGAGAAGGTAATGCTGATGCGCAAGATGTTTCCGAAACATGGAAGAAACATTGTCCTTGAACCAAATGTGAAAAACGCAATTGATGCTCTTGTTTATCTTTATGATCGAGGCTACACGAAAGCGACAATGGTTGTTGGTGCTGATAGAATTTCCGATTTTAAGACACTGTTGAATAAGTATAATGGTGTTAAAGCCCGCCACGGCTTTTATGAGTTTACAGATGGTATCTCAATCGTATCTGCGGGTGATCGTGATCCAGATGCTGATGATGTTTCTGGAATGTCTGCCTCTAAAATGAGAGCAGCTGCAATCGCAGGAGACTTTCAATCCTTTGCAAATGGTCTTCCAAAGTCATTTGGAGATAAGTTAGGTGTATTCAATCTTCTTCGGAAGAGAATGGGCCTAAAAGAGATGAACAACTTCCGCAAACATGTTGAATTAAAGACCACAGATATTCGTGAAAGATATATCGCCGAAGAGGTGTTCCTTGTTGGTGATAGATTCTTAAATCTAAATGGAGAGATTCTAACTGTCACCGAAAGACGTACAAACTTCATCGTTGGTTCGGATGATAAGAAATACTTCCTCAATAAGATTGTTGAGATGAAAGACGAGACCACCATCACTGAAACATCAAGAGTGACCAAACATATAAAGAGTTTTAAAGATATCCTTGGAGAAAAAGTTGAATATATGTCAATGAGTCAACTCCAAAAGATGTTGAAAAAGGAATATGGATTAAGGGCTAAAGATCTTAAGATGGTGAAAATTAAGGGTGGATTATCCATTCAAACACCAAGTGGTCAAGAACTCGAAAGATATAATCATGTGCCAAAACTAGGTTATACGATCTCTGAGGCAAAAGATTGTTGGGATGGTTACGAAAAGGTGCCAGGCATTGCCCGCGGCAAAAGGGGCTCGTGTGTGAAGAAAGAAGACGACGCAGTTGAAGAGGGTGTTGATGATCCAGCAATCTTCAAAGCAGTATTCCTTGCTGGCGGACCAGGATCTGGTAAATCATTCACTGTTGGTAAGACTGGTCTCACAGCCCTTGGATTCAAGGTTGTTAATTCGGATGATAAGTTTGAAGCAGCTTTAAAGAAAGCAGATCTTGAACCAACACCAGATAATATCTTTAGTCCAAAAGGTCAAAAACTTCGTGGAAGAGCCAAAGAATTGACAGCAAAACAAAGAGATCTTTATATCGATGGCCGCCTCGGCTTGGTGATTGATGGAACTGGTAAGAACTTCGCCAAGATTAAAAAGCAGTCTGAGTTACTTAAAGCAATTGGTTATGATGTAGCAATGATCTTTGTTAATACTGATAAAGATACTGCACTAATCAGAAATAGAAAACGTTCTAGAAGTCTTCCTGATGCCGAAGTCGAAACCATGTGGAAAGAGGTTCAGAATAACCTCGGTAAATTCCAATCGATGTTTGGTTCCAACTTTGTCATTGTTGATAACTCTGAGGGTGCAAACATTGAGAAGGCAACCACATCTGCATATAAGAAGATGGCTAAGTTCGCTAAGGATTCTCCTAAGAATAACATCGCTAAGAAGTGGATTTCAAAACAACTCGGAGAAGCGACATGGAGATCGGAAGGTCATTATACAGCAGACGGCAAAGAATGGACTGGTGATCAACACCAAACTGACGGTCAAGTAATGACAGGCAAGGTTCATACCGATGATAGCGTAAATTTATATCACTTCAAAGAACTATCACCAGAAGTGAGAAAGAAAATTTCAGCAACATTTAAACAATATAAATAGTTAGTAATAGCAAAACAAACAGAATTAAAGATAGTATAGAAGAAAGAAGTGGGTATAAAACAACTTTATTATAAATACATAAAGAATACTCCAAATCAAAAACTTAATGGGAAAACTATGAAAAGAGAAAAATTTATACCTGAAACCGTCATCGATGAAGATGTCCCAGCCTTTATGGGTGCTCTGGCTCAAGCGGCTAAAGCTGGCAAGAAAGAATTTAAATTCGGGGAGAAGACATATAAGGTCAACTTGAAGAAGGATGTGGCTGATAAGATCACAAAGAATATGGATGAGAAAACAGATTTTGAAGAGGGGAATGAATTCACATCAGCAGCTGCTAAAGCAAAGCTTGCTGGCAAAGATGAATTTGAATTCGAAGGCAAAACATATCCAGTAGAGATCGATCAAGATGCTGCTGAAAAGATTCTTGGTAAGAAGGAATCAGTTGAACTTGAAAGAACAAATATTCTAACACCTGATGAGTATGAT